TTGCGCCAACTAAAACACCAATCAAACGGATAGCTTGGTTAGAAGCTAGATTTGATGGGTGAATCGTTTGGGTTGATGCTGGTCCTGGATTGCTCATGATTTTATTTCCTTAAATATGGTTTAAAAAAGTGGGGTTTTTAGGCCCCACTAATTAATGCTTACGATGCAACACGGCAAGCGAGTTCTGGGTAGAGTGGCGCCCAGCCATACAGAACATCTAAACGAGTAGGAATACTATCGTTATTGATGGTGTATTGGCGCACGACACGCATTGACAAACCAATTTCCTTATCAGATGCACGACCAGCGAAATGAACACCTTCTGGCAACTCAAGGTCAGCTACTGCAAGCGTAAACGCATTGCGGTGCATGATGATGTTTTGTGAAGAAGTTGTACCGGTGTTGTTGAAAGGATTAACAGTCTGTGAACCAGTAGAAGTTACGCTAACGTTCTGGAACTGACCAGCAGTAATAACGGCTGGGGAAACAGTAACAGAAGCAGTACCACCAGAACTAATAGACACGGCTGAAGTAACAACGAATGAACGTAGTTTGCCTGAACCATAAGCTTGACGGTTTTGTGGGTTAACTGCATACACACCGTTGATGGTGAATGTGTCGCCTTGATTCAATGTAGCGGCCGCACTTGTAGCACCAATAGTGATAGTAGAAGTTTGCGCCCAACCAGAAGTCAAGAAGCCAGTTGCAGTTGTAACGTTACAAGACAATGTTGCACCGGAATAGCTACCGAATGTTTGTGCCTGAACGTTTTGGTCCATTTTCCAGTTCATGCCGCCGGAATCCCGACCCATCAAGCCTTTACGATACTGTTCGCCAATTGCTTCTTGTGGAACGAACAAACCTTTCAAGCTGTCAACGATAGTTGCTGATGTAAATGGCTCAACGATACAGCTACGGCGACCGTCACGTGGCGCACCTTCAGAATCAAGGTAAGCGGCGGCTGTCAAGTAGGTAATCAAACCAGTTGGTGCAGTACCAGCAGTACCAACGATGTTTGCGGTATTGTTTTTAGCCATCAACAAACCATCACGGTCCATCTTATTTGCAATAGTAGCTACAGCGGGTTTCAAAACTCTGTCCGAAAACATATCCAAAGACAATGCCAAATCTTGGGTTGTGAACTGGGTCGCAACTTGGAATTGGGTTGTTAATGTAACAGGTACAGAAGTTTCGTTAAAATCTTCAACTGACAAAGCGGGACCTGTCGCACCAACAAAACGTCCAGGACGTCTTACGTTAACGGTTGCGCCAATTTTTCCACCAACGACAGCGAACTGATCATCATAATTGCGGTCAACTTCAGAAGTAAATGTTAGTTCGTTTTCTAGAACCATCAAAGCTTCATTAGTAATTTTTGAAATCGTCAATAAATTATTTGCCATGATACTAATTCCTTTAAGGATAAATTAAATTGTTACCTTAACGAATCTTTCCTAATTTGCGGCCGGCTTTCCAAGCTTGATAGTCGATTTGTTCGCCATCTGTATAAACGCTTTGACTGCCAGTCCCACGAATAGGATTAATCGGTTTCGGTGCATTAGACTTCACCGCAACAGGCTTACTCTTAGCTGGTTCTTCGGCTTGCACCTCAAACTTTGCTTCCAACTTACCAATCATCTTCAAAGCTTGTGCAGTAGATAGGTTTGCAATCTTGGCGCCCAGTTCATCATCTGAAGCTAATTCATACAGAATCCGTGGACCAACATCACTTTCCAAAATCGCATCACGCACCGCATCACTTACAGCAACGGTTGATGATGCAACCATATCTTCGTAATCAGGTAGTTCGGCTTTTGTTGCATCTAGCTTTTCTTGCCAAGTTTTTAATACTTCTTGTTGCTTGGTTTGTTCAGCTTGTTGCCTAACTTCCCTATCACGTCTTGCTACTGCTTCGTTTGCTGACCATTCGGCTAAAGCTTCAGCATATCTAAACGCATCTGCATAGTCATCAGGTTGTGGCTTTGTATTGACTTCATTCGTTTTTTTATTCGATTGCTGTCCTTCTAAAGCTTGCAAACGTGCTTCCAAAGCTTCCCTAGCACTACGTTCTTGTGCGGCTTGTTCTTCTGCCGCCTTACGTGCTTTGGTCAACTCTGAAAACCGCTTTTCCAACTTGGGGTTGGGTTTTCGTTCCTCTGTTTCGGTCGTTTCCTGTTCAGTTACGGCTGGTTCACTCTGACCTTCTTCGGCTACTGGCTCTGAAACTGGAGTTTCCTCAACGGTTTCAGCCGCAGTTTGGGCCGGTTCGGTAGCTAAACCTAACTTATTAACATTCCATTCAACTACATTTTCACTTGTTACAACGTTTGATGCCAAACGTTCTGCTACATTTGCTTCTGACATGGATAACTCCAAGATTTGACCCGCTGAACCCAACGGTAGGTTGTGACTATATTACAACACTTTATTGTGGTTGTGCAACATTTCCTTGTCCTAATCCGACATTTGCTTGACCCATGTATTCGTACTGTTCACGGTTACGGGCGGCAATTTCTTTTTCAAGGCGGTTGGTGTCCATATGGTGTAACAAAAGTTCCATAATGGCATCAATTTCCATCTTATTTTGGCTAGTAATTGACCGTGTGTTTTGGTCATGGACTTTAACGCCAGCATTAAGGATTGCCCTTTGGTCCTCATGGGCTTGTTTAACCTGTTCAATGTCCTGGCGCTGTTTAATCATCATCTGTAACTGCTGATTTTGCTGGCCCATTTGTTGCATTGCGGCTTGCATTTGTTGAATCTGCATCTGGACCTGTGGCGGAACGCTTGAATTGTCATCAATATTGGCTAATGGGTTAACAGAAGCCAAACGGTCTGCAATAACGTCTGCACCTGGGAAATCCATGTTGCGGAACACCAAATCACCGATTTGACCAAACAAATTAGGATTAGCTGTCAGGGCGGCCATCATGGATTCGACTGCTTCTTGGCGTTTAGTGCTGTAACCAGGGCCGGTGTCCATAACAATGTCATATTGACCAACAGTTACGTCATTCAATATTCTTTCAATGCCGTTTTCGTCCTGACCTTTTTGATTTAAGGTAATAACTTTAGGCTTGCCATCATCCCCAATAATTCGCATCACTCGTTCTTTGTCATAAATTTTAGGAATTAGGTCAAGAATGATGCGACCAGTATGGGCAATAGAACGTGTCAGATTGTCGTAATAATGAAAATTGGTCATGTCCACTTGCATTTGCTGACCTTGTAAGGCTTTTCCTGACACATTGCCTTGTGGCAATTGGCTTGGGTCATAAATACCTACAACTGCCATTAAGTCTGCATTAATTCCCGCCGCCGCTGACATAATTCCCGCTGGCGGTTGTTCCGGTGCTTGGCGGATGGGGGGTGGTGCCGGTTGGCCATCGGTATCTGTTTGCTTATACCGTAAATAAGCCATAGTTTTAGTGTTGGCTTGTGACCATTCATTTTCGTGGCCCTCATCTTGTCCTTCAGCCATAATCCATTTGGCTTTGGGCGCCAGGGCGACCGATTCAGTAATTGATGTAACCCAGAAGTTATACATTCTTTGTGGGTCTTTGGCCATACGTACTAGACCAAACTTCTTACGTTTGCCTTCAATAACCAGTTGTTGACCATAAGTAGGAATAACTGGAATGTGTTTACCAATCCAGCGACCTTCTTCAAGGATTTGCATAGCTGTTAGCTTGCACCAATGGATTTCTTTGCGCCATGATGTACGTCTGGAAACTTCATAAATGCCAGCGGCTTCCAAAAGGTCTGGATTTGGCATTTCATCTTCATAAACGTGTGTGCCATCGGACAACAAAATTAGTTCGGTATTCACAATCTTGGTATAGAAGTATTCAGCAAGGCGAATATCTTCCTTCATTACCCATTCAGCATTGCTATCACCTGTACCACGTGCGCTAAATCCGCTTCCATCTTCGGCGCCTGGGTACATAGCCCTGAAGTTTTCTTTAGGGATTACCGTTGTGATTAACACTTTTTCGGCATCTGAACCGTCAGGTAGCACCGAGTTGGGGTCAAAATATACGGTAAAGGGGTTGTCAATCGTATCAATGTAGATTTCTTGGTCAAATGACTTTTCATTTACATATTTAGTATTTACACGCCAATATCCCCAACCCATACGCACGGCTGATTCATAAGCGGTGTCATATGCGTGGTCTGCATTAGATTGATTTTCAATATGGCGACAGATACCAGTAATGATTTCTGCCATTTTTTCGTCAGATTCATGGTTCATACCATGCGCCTTCATGCGGGGGCGTTGTTGACGTTGTTGATTACATAGCTGGCGGATATACGCATCCACCTTATTGATTGTCAGGCAAGGACGGCTTTCGACTGAACGGCTGTTTTGGATTTCTACTGGCCATTGGTCGCCACCAGCAAACTTTAGGTCATCAAGGGCTTCTGAACGGTTATTGGTATCGGCATCGGCCGCAAATCTTAGGAATTGTTTTGCATCTTCAATTCGTGGGTCGTAATCGTATTCAACCGTTTCAGCCATAATCTATCCCATCCAGCTAGATTGAACATGGGGAACCGTTCTTTTGGGCGGCTTCCTTGGTTCGTTTATCATTAATCCTATGTACCTAAAGGCATCGGCCCCGTTCGAATAGTGGTCGTGAAGTGGTTTCTGACTAAACTGTTTCGTTTCTGGGTCAACGTCATACCGGTAATGTCTTAGACATTGTAAGCCTTCTTCGCAATTTATTCTATCAAAATAGCACTTGCTGAAGATTGTTCGTGCCGCATTAATTGAATCTGAAACTGGAACACGGTCTAAAACTTTGGTCATTATTCCTGTCTGTCGTACAATTTCCTCTATGGAACGACCAGTTCCTAAGGACTTCGCTTTTGCATCGTGTGGCAACCAGATGGTATCAATCATGTAACCAAATGACTGGATTTTTGCCAACCAATAGCTAATCGTCTGTTGTCTATCTTCCAAGTATCGAATAAGCCTTGTTTCAGTTGGGTATAGCTGGACAAACCACACGGCCGTATGGTCATTCCACCCCAAATCGAACACAATATGAACGCCCTTGGTAGCATCGTAAGGCACATTCGTGATACGGCCTTGTAATTCAGCCATAGTCATTTCTTTGGCAAAGATGGCACCGTCAATAGTCTGGCGGGGAATACCTTCCCATACGTTGTTATATGCTTCTGGGTCACGTGCCTGAAGCTGTCGGCGTTCTATATCCAACACTTCTGGAAAGTATGGATTGTCACTCCAGTTAAGCTTAGTAACAATGGCGTTATCTGGCGGATTTAATACAAAGCGCTTATAGGTTTCATCCGTGGGCAATTCTGGGTTAAAGCTTATCCAGATTTCGCTGTTCTCTTTACGGATGGTAGGTATCAATACCCCCCAGGACAAAGAACTAACGTTGTTTGCTTCCTCTACCCAGCATATAGAAATTCCTTCGATAGATTTTAGACCGTTGATATTGTTTTTAATGCCGGCAAAGATAAATTCCGTGCCATTTACGCCCCGTATAGAGTTCTGGGTAATTTCATAATGGGCTTCTAGTCCCATAGCGTAGATTTGGTCGCTAAGTAACTTATGTACCGAATCTTTAATGCTGGTTTGAAACTCACGGGCGCATAGAACACGAATAGGGCTTTTAATGCCTTTAATCAGTAGCGCACGGGAAATTCCCCAAGATTTTGCACCCCCACGTCCGCCGTACAGGATTCTATAACGTGATTGCTTGGGTTCAAATAAGCATCTTAATTTGGCTGGAAACCGTTCCCTAGCAATGGCATCTTTAATCTGTTGTGATGGTTCCATCAGGTTCCACGAACGTTATTACTACGCCAGTCTTTAGTTCAGCACCATTAGGTCCTTGGATTTCTTGAATGGCGATTGCCTTGCCATCCAGTCTATCCGCTACTTCTTTTACGGCCCATGCTTCACCGGCTTCTGCTTGGTCAAGAACCTTATCTACTATCTTGGCAATCTTCTGGGGATTCTGGGCTAATGCCCTACGCATAGCATCTAGAAATGGCTTATTCTTGCTGGCATTGTTGTTGCCAGGCTGTCCACCCCTTGAATTATTCGTTTGTTCGTCCATATTCTTGAATTATAAATACTTTTTGTGGTATTTACGCAACAGGTTGTGATGTTACGGTAATATCTTCTGGCTTCACTTCTACTGGCTGACTAGCTAAATGGTCATCTACTTGCTGTTTAGCGCTTGCATGAAGCTTGGCATACAGTTCCATTACCAGTTCCATAGGTAGCTTTTTAAGGCCAGCCAAGATTAGTTCCATATCTTTAACAGAATGGCTAAATTCCAGTTGTAGTGTTTCTAAACTCATTTTTTCTTACCTTTCTTTTGTGCTTCACGTTTTTCGCTATATGCGATTGCTACTGCTTGTTTAACAGGACGTCCAGCTTTGATTTCAGCTTTCACGTTTTCCTTAAATGCTTTAGGACTTGCTGACTTTTTTAGGGGCATTTTTTACTTTCCGTGTTGTAGCCTTTTTTAAGGCGGGTTTACGTTTTACTTCTGGGGCGGGAAATTCCCAAGATGTTTCTGGCAACTTTACTTCTTCATCTTTAATATTCAATGTGTAGTGAACATCCATGTTTTCAACCACCATATCAACTTTTTTGGTTTTATACCAACCAAAATGGTTCATTAGCTTTTCAAATAATGGGGTACTGTCAATAATTTCAATCATTTGCTACTCCTATTTTTTGGCTGTTTTAGCCGATTTAACAAATGCTTCTTTTGTTGGGGCGCCTTTTGTGCCAGGTTTAGTTGCCATTAAGCTTCTTCCTTTTCAGTAGTAAAACAAACATCTTGCCAAGACATGATTAGGTAACGTTCTTTTTCGTAAAAGTATTCTGTAAATTTTAGGTATTCTTCTTGGGCATCTTTACTCATTGTCCCAAATCTTATGTAATCACCGACTTGTACCGGCATTGCTTCACGGCGCCCGTTTATCTTTCTTCCAGGGCCTACAGCGACAACAGTACCCATATTGTCGGCTTCTTTGTTTTCGACAATGATTACGGTACTTAAAGTGCGTTTATCCGGACGTACAACAATTTTGTCGCCCATCGGTTTTAATATAAAATCTACATCAGCCATATAGTTATCCGTTTACTACTTGGTTAGAAAGGCTTACAAGTTTCACGTGCTTGTAGGTCTTTCGCTTTTAATCTTCGTCTGATACTTGTGTTGGTGCTTGTGTTGGCGGTTGTTGACCTGAACCAAAAGTAAATGGAATGTCCTTGCCCGCTTTGGGTGGTGCAGTCCAAGTACCTTTGTTTTTAGCCAAATTCACCAATCTTGCATCCTTTAGATAAGCTGATGTTTTCAGCAAATCAGTCAAGCTAGTTTGGTTACTAGCTGGGTTCAGATTGGCGGTAAATTCTGCCATGATTACATATCGTCCTGGTCGTGGCCTACACGTTTATGGTCATAACAAACTGACTCACCCATGTTTCCGCTATTGAACTCACCTAGACGGCCATCGTGCTTGCCCATATGTGCAGAAGGACGTACACCCATGCCATCTTCTAGACCCATTGCTACGCCGCCAACCAGCTTACCGTGACGTTCGCCAGTTGTATCGGAAGATGTAGCACCCTTAGGTACTTTTTCACCAGAAGCGCCTGGCATGAATTTGGTGGAATTTACGCCCTTTTCAGAACCCTTTTTTTCGCCAGTACGGTCGCTTGATTTTGCGCCTTTTGGCTCAACTTCTTTATTGTAATAACCCATTTTGTTTCCTTTTTGCAAAAAGAACTAGAAAAGCCTAGTTTCCATATTTTCGTCTATTTTACTACTATGTCAAGTCTAATCTGTTGGGTCATATCCAAATTCATGAAGTGAATTAGCTTCAGTATAAATATGCTTTGCTGGTACTGTTTTTTCAAGAATTTGATACCCATTGTCAAAATATTGACCATGTTTTTCAGCATAATCTAAATTTGGCGTTACCCAATCGCCAGGATGTATATCTTCACCAGCGTATTCTGTTGGTACGGCACGATAAACAGTTATAGGATGGTCTGGTTTGCCTTTGGCGGCTTTCATGATGTCTAAAGTATCTTTATCCATTTTTTTATCGCCATCACCGTAATATATATGTCCTTTTGGTCCATAAACATCAGATGGATAAGTTTTATCTAATTCATAACCTGGTGCAGTAGTTCCATCGTCAGTTTTATATGGGGCGGTATGACTACCACGGTAATCATAACTTTGGCTTGGCTGGTTAATGGTGCTTGGATGATGAGTAGTAATGATTGCTTCATCAGGATTTATATCTAGTCCATAACCAGTTTTGCCAGTAAATTGATAAGGGTAATTACTACGCAATTCTTCGGGCGATAAATTAGCCCTTCTTTGAACTAAACGGGCTTCAGCTTCGCCGCCATGATGCAAATAATCTGAATATCCCAATTCTTCAGGGTTCATATCAATATATCTGCGGCTTAATACGTCACGTTGTACCATTAATTGACGATATTTTTCTATATCATCAGCTTTATAAGCTTCACTTCCTTGACGGTTTAAATCTTCAATTTTGGTCATTATGTCTTGCTTTTGCTTGGCATAATAATTGACTAATTGCCCAGCATTTGCACCACGGTTAAATTCTTCTTTAGCTTGTATGCCGTGGGTAAGTTCATGCAACATAACTGATTTAGCTTCTTCAGGGTTTAAATCTTCCCTAATGCTTATTTCGTTTTTCTTTTGATTGTATGAACCATGTACTGGGTTATCTGCTTTATGGGTTTTTACCTTAATATCACCTAAATGGGGATAAGCTTCCATTAATTCAGGATGCTCTAAAACGTCTTTTACCAATACATTTTCTTTAGCCCAAATACCATTTAAACCACCACGGCGGTGTATTTCATCAAACGTTTCGCCTTGTTTCATTTTGGCAAATTTGTCGCTTAATTCCATGCGCCATTGGTTATCTAATCCACGGGCCATTCCAGTTGCTTTATGTATTTCTTCAGGGGTAGCGCCTTTGGCTTCCATTTTTCCAGCATTGAAAGCCATTTCTTTATTCCAAAGCTTAGATTCTGGTCCCATCATGGATAAACCTACTGGTAAACCCTTAGTTAATTTAGCGGCGCCAATGGTAGGTGCTACTACATTTGTAGCAACGTCAAAAGTAGGTTCAAAACGGCCTGTTTTCCATATGTCTAAACGGTTTCCGCCGGTGCCTGTAACTTCGGATGGGTTTCTAAATGGGTAATCGCCTTGTCCCCAACGCTGAACTTCTTCCGGTGCTTTGCCCAATAAAACGTCACCTAATTGAGTTCCGCCGATTAATGGAACATAGTCTTTAACGTAATATTGATTAGCAAATTTTTTTGCGGCATCAAGAAAATCACCAATTTTTGCAACATTGGGATTGACGGTTGGTATAGGACCAATCGTGGCTAGTTCGTTATCGTCAGGCATAGCTAATTTTATAGGACTTCTATCATTACATCAACGCCGCCGCCTTTTCTGATTTCACCACGTTGAATCATCAAAACGTCTATTTGGCCGTCATTGTCATATACCCCAGCATCTTCCAGGGCATCTAAAACAGCCTTTAATCTGTTATCTAAATCTGTTACTACTTTAGAACGTGGATAAAGCCATAGCGTAACTTCTAGTCGTTGATTATTATACTTTGGTACATTTTGTGTAATAACGCACTCTGATACCGCAGTCTTAAATTCCCGCCCCGCTTTGCTTAATACCGTGTGGCCACGAAAATTACGCCAATAAGTGTTTACAGATGGCGGATAAGGCAGTTTAATAACAGTCATATAAGTATTTGATTCTTAATAATGTTTTGGTAGTATTGCATGAAATTTCAATAAAAGGTAAGTTATGGCACAAAAACCATTGTCACACCAAGAAATGCAAGAAGCTGTAAATGTTTTTGCTAAAACTGGTAATAAAAGAAAATCTGCTGAAATTTTAAATCTTCCAGAAGGCACTTACAACTCTAGATACCGGGCTGGTGTAAAAGCTGGAATTAAACCTACAGTTGAAATTTTTAGCAAAGAATTAAACGAATTAAATGAAGCAAAAAACAAAATACGGCAGTTAGAAGCCACTATAAATGCGGCAGAAGAACAAACTTTAACTGCTGAATACATTAAAAACACGATTTTAAAGATGTCAAAGAAGGTGGCATCCCCACCAAATTGGTTAATTAAGCCCAATAAAAAGAAAAGAAGTGCTGGTGTTCCTACTCTTTTTGCATCAGATTGGCATTGGGGTGAAGTAGTTGACCCAAATCAAATCAATGGCGTAAATGAATATAACGTAGCTATTGCCCAGGACCGTGCAAGGGTAATGATTGAAAAAACTATAGATTTGCTTAAAAACCATGTAGCTTTAACTGATTACCCTGGCATTGTGTTTGTATTAGGTGGCGACATGGTATCTGGTGACATTCATGAAGAATTGATGGCTACCAATTCTATGGAAATTATGCCAACGGTTATTGATTTGTTTGGTGTATTGACTTGGTGTATAGAAACTTTAGCCGATGAGTTCGGAAATGTCTTTGTTCCATGCGTTTCTGGCAATCATGGGCGCAATACGCACAAAATTAGGGCAAAAGGTCGCAATTTCACTTCATTTGATTGGTTACTCTATCAGTTTCTATCAAAGAGGTTTGAAAATGATACCCGTATTCAATTCCATATTCCCGATGGCTCTGATGCCTATTATTCAATCTACGGACACAAATATTTACTTACACATGGCGACCAATTTCGTGGGGGTGACGGTGTCATTGGCGCTTTAGGCCCAATCATCCGTGGCGACCACCGTAAACGGTCTAGGAACGCCCAGATTGACATGGAATACGACACAATGATATTGGGTCATTGGCATCAGTTAATCCAGCTAGAACGCCTTATAGTCAATGGTAGCCTTAAAGGTTACGATGAATACGCTTACGCCAACAACTTTGGCTTTGAGCCACCACGCCAAGCATTGTGGATTACCCACCCTGAACACGGATTAACATTCAGTATGCCGGTATATGTGGAACGCAAACAAAAAGAATTAAACAAAGAATGGATTAGCTGGAAATGAGGTTAACGCCAGAAGTGTTACGCAATTTATACAGTACCCTGTATTGCGTTTATCCATTTACTAAATGGAAATTGCCGTTACCAGAAGAAATTGATTTTCAGGTTGATAAGCATGACAAAACAACTATGGGTACGTATATGTATGACACCGGTGATGAATATGCCCATACGATTACGGTGTCTGCCGCTTTATGTGGCCATATGATGACAGTAATTCGGGTATTATGCCATGAATGTATTCATATGTCTTTTCACCGGCAAAAAGGCGACAAATGGGCGCATCATTCTAAGCAGTTTAGAACCAGGTGTTCTATGGTTGCCCTAGAACTTGGCCTAGACCCACTTGAATTGTAAAGTTCTGAAAAAAGATTGTAAAGTTTCTTATAGTTTGTGTGCAATTTGTAACCTAAAAGTATATATTTTGTGTACATATTGATACCTATATGTATCAAAAATGGCAAAAAATGTACACATTAAGATACATAAATGGGTTCTTAAGTGGGTTAAGGATTCTTTTATGAATCATTAACTTTTCTGTTATTTGGCCATGTAATACAAACCAATGTTGGCTGTGGCATAAGACATATAGGTAACACCCATAGGTACATTGCCTTTAACGACCTGCTCTATACCTA